CCGTTCTTTTTCAAACCGATACAAGACGGTATGGACCGACCAAAGACCGAATTGGCCTACAGAATACCAGCCTCGAGGCTCACAAGAAAATCGATCCAAAACAAACAAGACCAAGAACTACTCGAGGGGCTTGACACTACCATCGACTGGAAAAACACAGGGGACAACTCCTATGACGGAGAGAAACTAAAACTACTAGTACACGATGAAAGTGGAAAGTGGGAGAGGCCAGATAATATATTAAATAACTGGCGAGTAACAAAAACGTGTTTACGTTTAGGTTCAAGAATTATAGGTAAGTGTATGATGGGATCAACATCAAATGCTTTAGACAAAGGAGGAGAAAACTTTAAGAAATTATACTACTCTTCTGATGCTACAAAAAGAAATAAAAACGGTCAAACAAAGTCTGGTTTATATTCTTTATTCATACCTATGGAGTGGAACTACGAGGGTTTTATAGATGATTACGGACACCCTGTGTTTGATACGCCTACCGATGAAGTTAAAGGTCCATACGGCGACGTTATAGACACTGGAATTATAGAACACTGGAACAATGAAGCTGAAGGATTAAAAAGCGATCAGGACGCCTTAAACGAATTCTATAGACAATTTCCGCGTACGGAAGAACACGCATTTAGGGACGAAACGAAAAGCAGTCTATTTAACTTAGCAAAAATATACGAGCAAATTGATTACAACCAGGATTTAAGAAATACAGGAGTAATTAGTACTGGTAATTTTAGCTGGGAAAATGGAATTAAAGATTCAAGAGTTTTATTTACACCAAACCCTCAAGGAAGATTTAAAATAACTTGGGTTCCTACTCACGATATTCAAAACCGTCAAGTTTTAAAAAATGGAATGAAATATCCAGGTAACGATCATATGGGGGCTTTTGGATGTGATAGTTATGATATATCCGGAACAGTTGGAGGTAACGGATCAAAAGGAGCTTTACACGGGTTGACTAAGTTTAGCATGGAAGACGCTCCACCTAATACATTTTTTTTAGAGTACGTTGCAAGACCTCAGACTGCTGAGATATTTTTTGAAGACGTTCTTATGGCTTGTGTATTTTACGGAATGCCTATATTAGCTGAAAATAATAAACCTAGGTTATTGTACTATTTTAAAAGAAGAGGTTATAGAGGTTATTCAATGAATAGACCAGACAAGCTTTGGAACAAACTTTCTACGGCAGAAAAAGAAATAGGAGGAATACCAAACTCAAGTGAAGATATAAAGCAAGCTCACGCTGCGGCTATAGAGTCTTACATAGATAAATACGTTGGATTAAAAGAAGACGGTAACTATGGAGATTTATACTTCAGCGAAACTTTAAATGATTGGGCAAAATTTGATATAAACAACAGAACAAAGTATGATGCCGCTATAAGCTCTGGATTAGCTATAATGGCTTGTAATAAGAATTTATACAGACCCAACCCGATTATGCAAAAACGAAAATTAAACTTAAGTATCGCTAAATATAGTAATGGCGATTCAATTTCAAAAATAATAAAATAAATATGGCTGAATCAGTTGTAAAAAGTACTTTTCCTAGTCAAGTAGCTAGTGATGCTGAAAAAATGTCGCCTGAGTATGGACTTAAGGTTGGTAGAGCTATTCAAGACGAGTGGTTTCAATTAGATTCTGGTACAAATAGATATAGAAGCAATCAACATACATTTCACAAGTTAAGGTTATATGCTAGAGGCGAGCAACCTATACAGAAATACAAAGACGAGCTATCTATTAATGGTGACTTATCTTACTTAAACTTAGACTGGAAGCCTGTACCTATTATACCAAAATTTGTAGACATTGTTGTTAACGGTATATCTGAAAGAGCTTTTGATATAAAAGCGTATTCACAAGATCCTTATGGAGTCAGTAAAAGAACTGATTATATGGAAAGCGTACTTAGAGATATGTACACTAAAGATCTTAACAGCTTTGTACAAGAGAATTTTAATATAGCTTTATTTGAGAATCCAGAAGAAGATTTACCTGAGACTAAAGAAGAGCTAGAGGTTCATATGCAGCTAACATATAAGCAAGCTGTTGAGATGGCTGAAGAGCAAGCTATAAACACTTTACTTGACGGTAACAATTATGATCTAACTAAAAAGCGTTTTTATTACGACCTAACTACAATAGGTATTGGCGCTATAAAAAATAGATTTACATTATCGGAGGGCATTATGGTTGAATACGTAGACCCTGCTAATTTAGTATATTCCTACACTGAAGACCCTAACTTTCAAGACGTATATTATGTTGGCGAAGTAAAAGATGTCACTATAAATGAAATAAAAAAGCAATTTCCAGAATTAACAAACGATGATTTAGAAAAAATATCTAAAACATCATATCAAAGCAATAGCTATTACGACCGCCCACTAAATAACTCTGCTAGCCCAGACGTTAATACGGTTCAAGTTTTGTACTTTAACTTTAAGACTTACATGAATGAAGTTTACAAGGTTAAAGAAACAGCTACTGGAGCTTCAAAGGTGGTGCTTAGGGATGACCAGTTTGATCCTCCAGTTGAAATGCTTGAAGAACAGTTTGGAAAATTATCTAGGTCCTTAGAAGTGCTGTATGAAGGTGTGTTAATATTAGGTACTGATTACTTGCTTCAATGGGAATTAGCTAAAAACATGATGCGTCCTAAAAGCGATCATACTAAAGTCAAAATGAACTATAGTATTGTAGCTCCAAGAATGTATAAAGGTAAAATTGAATCCTTAGTGAGCCGTATAACTGGCTTTGCTGATATGATTCAATTAACTCATTTAAAACTTCAACAGGTGTTATCAAGAATGGTACCGGATGGAGTCTACCTTGATGCTGATGGTTTAGCTGAAATAGATTTAGGTAATGGAACTAATTATAATCCGCAAGAAGCATTAAATATGTTCTTTCAAACAGGTTCTGTAATTGGTAGATCATTTACTCAAGAGGGTGATATGAACCCTGGTAAAGTGCCTATACAAGAAATAACTAGTGGAGCTGGTGGTGGAAAGATGGCTGCGTTAATACAAACGTACAACTATTATCTACAAATGATAAGAGATACTACGGGATTAAACGAAGCTAGAGATGGATCAACGCCAGACGCTAAAGCTTTAGTTGGTGTGCAGAAAATTGCAGCAGCTAATTCAAATACAGCCACAAGGCATATACTTACAGGTGGTTTGTTTTTAACAGCAGACTTAGCCGAATGCTTGTCTTTAAGAATTTCCGATGTATTAGAATACTCTCCAACTAGAGAAGCGTTTATACAAAAGATTGGAGGACATAACGTTGCCACTTTACAAGAAATGGGTGATCTTCATTTATATGATTTTGGTATATTTTTAGAACTTACGCCTGATGATGAAGAAAAACAAAGACTAGAAAACAATATACAGACAGCTTTATCTGCTGGACTTATTGATTTAGAAGATGCGATTGACATCAGGGAAATAAGAAGCATAAAGCTAGCTAATCAAGTATTGAAGATTAGAAGAAAAAAGAAATTACAGCGAGATCAAGCTATGCAGCAGCAGAATATTCAAGCACAAGCACAAGCAAACGCTCAAGCTCAACAAGTGGCAGCGCAGGCAGAAATTCAAAAAAATCAAGTTATTACAGATCAAAAAGCTCAATTAATGCAAATAGAATCTCAGCTTGATGAAAGAAAAATGCAGATGGAAGTGCAATCTAAAATGCAGTTAATGCAATTGGAGTTCCAATATAACATGAAAATTAGAGATATGGACGCTGCTAAAGCAGTTAATGATGAGTCTGAAAAAGAAGACAGAAAAGATCAAAGAGTAAAAATACAAGGTACTCAGCAAAGTGAGCTGATAGACCAAAGAAAAAACAATACACCGCCTAAAAACTTTGAATCCGCAGGTAATGATATATTAGGTGGTGGATTTGACTTAGGTTCTTTCGAGCCTAGGTAATAATAGTAATAATAATTATATAATATTTTATCATGGAAGAACAATTACAAGAAGGTGTTCCACAGGAAGAAGTTAAAGTGGAAGAAACACCTACAAACGAAGACAAATCCCCTATGTCTTACGAAGATGGGGTTATTAAGGTGGACTTAGCAGAGTTAAACAAAACACAAGAAAACACTGCTCAAGAACAGAAAGCAGATGTAGTGGATGTTAATGAACCAATTGAAACTAGTGAACAAGTGGTTGAAGAAATACCACAACAGCAAGAGACTGTTCAAGCTGAACAACCCGTTCTCGAAGAAATAACAGAAGAAGAGGTTGTAGAGCAAGCTGAAGAACTTGAAGATCAGGTAGAGCAAGCTTTGATAGAGGCTGACGCAGGAATTGAGTTACCAGAAAACATTCAAAAAGCTGTTGATTTTATGAATGACACAGGCGGAAGCTTGGAAGATTACGTAAAACTTAACACTGATTACTCTGCGTTAAACGAAACTCAATTGCTAAGAGAGTATTACGAAAACACTAGACCTCACCTCGATAAAGAAGAGATTGACTTTTTAATGGAAGACAATTTTGCTTATGATGAAGAGCTAGACGAGGAAAGAGATATACGTAAAAAGAAAATAGCTCACAAAGAAGAGCTTGCAAAGGCTAAAAACCATTTAGATGGTTTAAAGTCTAAATACTACGAAGAAATTAAAGCTGGATCAAAGTTAAATCCAGAACAACAAAAAGCGGTTCAGTTCTTTAACCGATATAATAAAGAGCAAGAGGAAACAACTAAATTAGCTGAAAATCAAAAAAATGTATTTTTAGACCAAACTAGTAAAGTTTTCAATAATGATTTCAAAGGTTTTGATTATCAAGTTGGGGACAAGAAATACAGGTTTAATGTTAAAAATGCAGAAGAGGTTAAAACTAACCAAAGCGACATTAACAATTTTATCAAGAAGTTCTTGAATGAAAAAAATGAAATGTCTGATGCTTCTGGTTATCATAAATCATTATTTACAGCTATGAATCCTGACGCAGTAGCAAAACACTTTTATGAGCAAGGCAAGGCTGATGCAATAAAAGACAGTATGGCTAAAACAAAGAACGTTAATATGGATCCGAGAGGGGTTCATGAAAATACAACGGCTCCTAATGGCTGGACTGTGCGATCTGTAAATGGTGTTGATTCTTCTAAATTAAGAGTAAAAATTAGAAAATAAACAAATTTAAAAATTAAAAATTATGGGATTTCCAAGTCCGGGCACAGGTGCTCAATTAAACCATTTAACTCCACGTCCTATTAAAGGATTATTTGGAGACAATTATTTATCAATTACTGATTTAGATTTTACACAACAATTCTTACCAGAAGTGTATGAGAAAGAAGTAGAACGTTACGGAAACCGTACGATCTCTGGATTCTTACGTATGGTAGGTGCTGAAATGCCAATGGCTTCAGATGTTATTGTATGGTCTGAACAAGGAAGATTGCATGTTGCTTTTGACGATTGTACTATCGATCAATCAGTAGCTGCAACTAACACAATTACTTTTGTAGCTGATCCTGCTGGAACTGCTGGAGCTCAAACTGCTACTCAGAAAGCTGGATTATTAGCAACAGGTGCTACTATTAATATCACTGCAGGTGTTGTATCTGTGAAAGCTAGAGTAAGTTCTACTTACACTGCAGGAGACACTACAGTAACTGTTACTCCTTATGGAGCTGCTGATTTAACTGCTCTAGGTTTATCTGCTTTGACAGGTGTTAAAGTTTTCGTATACGGTTCTGAGTATGGAAAAGGATCAGGAGATGTAGGTAATTCTATTGATGCTAAATTCACACAATTTAACAACAAGCCAATTATTCTTAGAGATAAGTATAATGTAAATGGTTCTGACGTTGCGCAAATTGGATGGGTTGAAGTAGCAACAGAAGCTGGAACATCTGGTTACTTATGGTACTTAAAATCTGAGCACGAAGCTAGATTACGTTTTGAAGATCAATTAGAAATGTCTATGATCGAAGCTGTTAAAGATGACTCTGGTATTGCTGGAGGAGCTGGAGCTGCTGGATTCACAGGTTCTGAAGGATTATTTGCTGCTATCGAAGATAGAGGTCTTATCTATAACGATCAAGATTTTGGAGCTGCTGCAACTGCAGGTGCACCATTTGGAGGATTAACTGAATTTGACGCTATTTTAGCAGAGCTAGACAAGCAAGGAGCAATCGAAGAGAATATGTTATTCTTAGATCGTTCAACTTCTTTAGCTATCGATAACATGCTAGCACAAGCTAACAACACAGGAGTTGGCGGAACATCTTACGGTGTATTCGAAAACTCTGAAGATATGGCGCTTAACTTAGGCTTTTCTGGTTTCCGTAGAGGATCTTACGATTTCTACAAAACTGACTGGAAATACTTAAACGATTCTACAACTCGTGGATTAGTTAACGACGTTCAAGGTGTTATTGTACCTGCTGGAGTATCTACTGTTTACGATCAGCAATTAGGTCAAAACATTCAACGACCATTCTTACACGTACGCTACAGAGCTTCTGAAGCTGACGATCGTAAAATGAAGTCTTGGATCACTGGATCTGTTGGTGGTAACTTTACTTCTGCTGTTGATGAAATGAACGTACACTTCCTTTCTGAAAGAGCATTATGTACTCAAGGAGCTAACAACTTTGTATTATTGAAGAAAACTTCGTAATGTAAATTAATGTAATTCTTACCCTCGTTGTACTGACGGGGGTAATTATTACTTTTATATGACATTAGCCCGTTACTAGTTATATACTAAGGCTATTGTCACAATTTTAAACTATTTAATTATATTATATTATGGCTAAAAAAGCTACAAAAGCAGAAGAAACTGTTGAGGTTGCACCTCAGCCAACTAGTGCAAAAACTGCACCAGTTCAAAATACACCAGTTAAACCAAGCTGGGAAATTAAAGATAGATTATATCTATTAAAAGGCAATAAAAAACCTGTTATTTTTACACTACCAGCAAAACACTCGGCTGTTAGACCTTTGTTATGGTTTAACCCAGAAACTGGAGAACAAAAAGAAATAAGGTATGCTACAAACCAAAACTCACCATTTGTAGAAGAGCAACAGGGAACGGCTACATTAGGTCGTATTATCTTTAGGGATGGAGCTTTGACAGTTCCAAAAGAGATGCAAAATTTACAAAAAATACTATCTCTATATCACCCTTTAAAAGATCAACTATATACAGAGTATAATCCAGTGCAAGAATCTGTTGACGAGCTAGAGTACATAAACATGGAAATTGATGCGTTAACATTAGCTAGAGAACTTGACATAAATCAAGCAGAAAGTATTTTAAGAGTTGAATATGGAAATAAAGTAGATACATTAAGTAGCTCAGAGTTAAAAAGAGACTTAATTATATTCGCTAAAAAAAATCCTTATTTATTCATAGAATTAGCTAACGATGAAAACGTAGAGCTTAGAAATATTGGTATTAAAGCTACACAAGCAGGTATTATACAATTATCACCAGATCAAAGAACATTTACATTTGGTGAAACAAAAAGGAAATTAATGACAGTTCCTTTTGATGAGCATCCATATTCAGCATTAGCTGCATTCTTTAAAACGGATGATGGTATGGAAGTTTACAAGCATTTAATTAAAAGACTATAAGTCACTAATTATAGTAGCTAGGCCGCTGTAATGGTGGCCTAATTACTATAAATAATAAATTTACAACAATATGGCGGTAAGCATAGATACTGTATATCAGAAAGTTTTAGGTATACTTAATAAAGAACAACGTGGGTACGTCACAGCTCAAGAGTTTAATTTATTTGCTAATCAAGCACAACTAGATCTTTTTGAGCAATACTTTTATGATATAAATCAGTTCGGTAGAATGCCTGGTAATAGCACAGAGTATTCTGATATGCTTAATATATTGAATGAAAAAATTAATGTATTTGAAACTACGGCTGCGCCAACTCGTACAGGAAGCTTTTTTGACGAGCCAACTGATCTATATAGATTAGGAACAGTAGTATATAAAAACACAACTACAAATACCTTTGGTGTGGCATCTACAGAAAGCATCGAAGCGGAGCGCATTAATGCTAATGAATTTTTATACATAAATTCATCTCCATTAACTAAACCAAAAAATGTTAGACCTGTGTTTGTATCAAATACAAGCGGAGTCAGAGTTTACGGTAACAATGAAATAACGGATGTTACTGAAGTAGAGTTTCAATATATAAAGAAGCCAGCTAAAGTAGAATGGAAATACCAAATGGTGCTTGGTGAGGCTTTATATGATTCAACATACTCTGTAGACTTCGAGCTGCACCCTTCAGAAGAAGTTGAGTTAGTTACAAAAATACTAGAGCTGTCAGGTTTACTAGTTAAAGACTATAACCTATATAACGTTGCTAATCAAGAAGAAATAGAAACTATCCAACAAGAAAAATCTTAATAAATGGGACTTATAAATCAAACAAACGAAGACTACTACTTAGGTCCTGATGGGATTTGGAATAGTTTAGACGAAAACTACGGCGACTACCAATCTATTTCCTTAAAAGATATTGTAAATAACTTTATAATTTCATATGTTGGAGAAGATAAGATTATAAGTAAGATAAAAAGAACTGATGTTGCTTTCCATGCTCAGCGAGGAATACAAGAGTTAAGCTTTGATACTCTACCTTCTTTTAAATCTCAAGAGATTGAAATATCTCCTCAACTATATTTTGTGTTACCACAAGACTATGTAAACTACGTAAAAGTAACATGGACAGATAAAGACGGTATTGAAAGAGTCATATACCCTGCTCATAAAACAAGCGACCCCCTACCTATCATACAGGATAGTAGCTATGAGTATACTTTTGATGAAGACGGTGAGATATTATACGCTCAAGATTCTGAAACTTGGAAGCGATTTAGCAATCCTCGTAACTCACAAGATAGCCTAGAAGGCCAACTTCACAGAAGAGTTAATGGTGAAAGATATGGACTAGACCCTCAATACGCTCAATCAAATGGTGTTTTCTTTATAGATCAAATAAAAGGCTTGATAAGGTTTAGCTCTGACATGGTAGGTCGCATAGTTACATTAAAATACATAAGCGATGGGTTAGCAACCGATGGAGAAATGATTGTTCATAAACTAGCTGAGGAAGCTATGTATAAATACATCGCGCACGCTATCTTAGCAACAAGAATTAACGTTCCAGAATACATAGTATCTAGATTTAAAAGAGAGGCGGCTGTTGCAAAGAGAAATGCTAAGTTAAGATTATCAAATATAAAACTAGAGGAAATCACTCAAGTAATGAGAGGTAAGTCTAAGCAAATAAAACACTAACATATGCCAGAGTTTATTCGTAATTTTATCAAGGGTAAAATGAACCAAGACCTTGACGAACGTTTAGTTCCGAATGGAGAGTATAGGGATGCCTTGAATATTAATATATCTAATTCAGAAGGAAGTGATCTTGGAGCTATTGAAAACATTAAAGGAAACTTAGAATTAAAATATGAATCTTTTAACGAATCTACAGGCATATACACCGAGTGGTCAGCTGGCTACATAGACGATGCGATGGTAAATCCTACTTGTATAGGATCCATAGCTAATAATGTTAGCGAAAAAATATATTGGTTTATAGCTTCTGAAAATATAAGTGCCATCGCTGAATACGACAAGAATAGAGATTTAATAAAACCTATTTTAGTTGACACACAAGGTATACTTAATTTTTCTAAAGATTATTTGATAACGGGTATAAACATAATAGAAGACTTACTATTTTGGACAGATAACCAAAAAGAACCTAAAACACTAAATATAAAAAGTTGGTCAAACTCTACACCAAACTTTGCTACTCACTCTGTTATATATGACAGAGATTTTGTTGAAAGAGATATAGTAGTTATTAAGCCAGCTCCTTTAAAACAACCTTCGTTAACTTTAAGTACTGATTTAGGGCTTGGGCCTACTTCAACTAACGCTGTATATGACTTCACAGATGGGACTACCGCATCAGGAGCTTTAGGTGATGCAATAGAAATTGGCACTTCTGTCTCTATAAACTTAAGCTCTCCTATAAACGTTGAATCAGGAAAAACTTTAACCTTTTCATGTAGCACCGCTAGCAGTGAAGGCTATGAACCTGTAGATGATGAAGGAAATTTAGATACTTATACTTTTACTATAAGCGTTACGTCTATGGATTTAGGCGGTACTGTTGCTAATGGTGTGTTGCAAAGCGGAACCGCTGAGTTGATTTCAGGCTCATTTGACTACGAGGTTGAAACAGCAGGACAGAAAACTCTTTTTGAACTAGGGTTGCCTAGGTTTGCTTATAGGTATAAATACCAAAATAATCAATACTCCCCTTTTTCTCCTTTTTCTGAAGTAGCGTTCTTGCCTGGTGAATTTGAATATACCGCGTCTAATGGCTATAATTCAGGAATGACAAACCACGTTAGAAGAATTGTTTTAGGGGATTTTGATTCACCTCTACCAGCAGACGTGGTAGAGCTTGATGTTCTATACAAGCAAGACAGCGCTACAGCTGTTTACAAGGTAGACACTTTATCTCCTAGTGATCTTGAAATAAACTATGTAGAACACACTATAACAAACAATACCGCCAACACTGTAACGTTTTCTTTTATTAATACTAAGAAAAATGAACAAGAAATATCTGCCTTTTCTACACAAACTGTAACCTTAATAGCTGCTGAAGGCTCTTTATCTCCTTCTTCTGAGCCAGGTGTTACTATAACTAGTATTAATTTAGGCACTGTTTTTGAAGTAGTAAGCGAGCTTATATATTCGCTTCTACCTTCAAACCAACTATTAAGACCCTGGGATAATGTGCCACGGAAAGCAAAGGCTCAAGAAGCTATATCTAATAGAATAATATACGGTAATTATCTTCAAAACTACAACGTGCCACCTAATTTAAAATTTGACACCGCTAACACGCTGGTTAACCAGATACCTATTAGCTTAGTTGGAAGTCCTAATAAGTCTATTAAGTCTTTAAGAACTTACCAATTAGGAGTTGTGTTCAAAGATACATACGGAAGAGAAACACCTGTTTTTACTGATACAACTGGAGTAATTCCTTTGCTCGCTGATGTTTCTGATACCGCAAATAATTTAAAGCTAAAAATTGAATCACCTAGTCCAAAGAACACTGACGGTTCTGAAATGTTTGATAGCTTTAAAATTTTCATAAAAGACCCGTCCGCTGAGTATTACAATGTAATAGCAGATCGCTTGTACCTATCTGAAGATGGTGAAAGCGTTTGGATTTCAGTTCCTTCTGCAGAAACTAACAAAGTTAAAGAAGGAGATTTTATTGTTTTAAAGAAAAAAGACGGTGCTAATATAGCGGTAAAAGATTATCCTAACAATAAATTTAAAATTTTATCAAAAAAAAATGAAGCGCCAGCTGAGCTTGTTAAAAAGAATCAAGCTGTATATACTACTAATTACACATTTGATCAGCAGTTTGGTTCAGGTCAGGTTCAAGAGACGCGTCAACCAGGAGCTACTCCAGTTGCTGGTTACAGTGTTTTCTTAATTGAAGGAAGCGTTGGTGGCGAGGGACTGAGTGCTCAAGATATGGAATACTGGATTACGGGTAATAAAATACGTTTTACAGATGGTATCAATAGAAGTCAATATTATGAAATATCTCAAGTAGAGCAAGATCCAGCAGGAGCTAACGAACTTAGGGTTTCAATATCTACACCTTTTACAACAGATATAGATTTTTTATATACAGACCCTTTTAATCCAGCTTCTCCACTGGTATCACCTGAAGCTAATACTATAGAAATTTCAAATGAAGTTGAAACTTTAGGTAAAGGCCAATTCGAAGGAAGATTTTTTATAAGACTACAAAAAACACCTACATTGATGGACAACTTCGTGTCTGATGAAGAGTTAATACCTTTAGAGACAACTGTAGTGGGTAGGACTTACGACGCTGATCGATACACGATTTTTTCAGGAGGTGGAGGACCTCTTCAAAACGAGTCGGGAACGCAAATTGGCTCTGGAACTAGATTAGATTTTAACACTAGCAAAGTGTATGGAGGTCTTAATTCTGGCTACCCCAATAATGATGGTAATTATGGAAGTATCTGGAATATTCCATATCAGCCTGGGGAGTATTGGGATTTTGTTTTTGAAAGAAAATTAACAGGTCGAGGCTCTGCTAACTTTCAAAAAGCCTATAAGACAGGTGCTAAAATAAGATTTTCTACGCATCCAGATTCAGTCTATGAAATAAAGTATCTTCACCAGTTTACTCAAACCAGCGGCAATTCTTACATAAGATACTATACTAGACTAGATAGACCACTGGAGGCCTCAATATCTCCTTGGCAAATATTTAAAGCTTCTCAAGATAATGGCAGCGGCCCGGTTTTTGTGAATGGTAATCAAGTTTTTGTAGGGGCTAGTGGTTTTCCTCCATTCGTAGCACCTAATACAGATGCTTTTGTAACTATTGACGTATTGAAACCAGCGGACGTTATAGAGATTTCATCCTCTGAACCTGCTATTTTTGAAACTGAACCAACCGAAAGAGCTGATTTAGACATTTATTACGAAATATCTAACGCTATACCTATATCTCAATTCAATAATCAACACGAAAGCGCTTGGTTTAATTGTTATTCTTTTGGAAACGGTGTTGAGTCAAATAGAATTAGAGATGATTTTAACGCGCCTTACATAAGCACAGGTACAAAAGCTAATACGGTTTTAGATGAACCGTATAAAGAAGAAAACTTAACTAATACCTTAATATTTTCAGGTATATTTAATACTACTTCTGGGTTAAACAATTTAAATCAATTTATACAAGCTGAAGCAATAACTAAAACTTTAGATCCTCAAAGCGGACCTGTTCAAAAAATGTTTGCTAGAGAAACAGATTTATTAGCTTTTTGTGAAGATAAAGTTGTAAAGATTTTAGCAGATAAAGACGCTATATACAACGCTGATGGCAACCCACAGTTAACAGCTTCTACAAATGTTTTAGGCCAAGCGCTCATACCAGCATCGTTTGGTATGTTTGGAATTGGTAAAAACCCTGAATCGTTTGCTAGTTATGCGTATAGAGTATATTTTACTGACAACGCTAAAGGCAAGGTTCTTAGGTTATCTAACGACGGTGTTACAGAGATAAGTAATTACGGAATGGATGATTTTTTCCAAGACAATTTACCTTTAAATAAAAATGTATTTGGCTTTTACGACAATAGTACAGGTACTTATAATCTAACATTACCTGAACAAGCTTCTCAGTGGGCTAGCAAGTTTGGAAAATCTACTACTATTTCTTTTGATGAATCTTCTAATGGTTGGTCTAGTAGAAAATCATATACACCTGAGAATGCAATATCAATAAATACTAAGCTATACTCTTTTAAAGATGGTTTAATATATGAGCATGGTAAAAATAATTTGTATAATAATTTCTACGGCGTTCAATACGATAGCTCTTTAACTTTTCTTTTTAACGAAGAATTTAATTCAGTAAAAGGTTTTAAGACAATTAACTATAATGGTAGCAAGTCTAGAGAAAATGTGTATAGTATAGATTCACCTGGCTACACTGGTATTGATTACTCTATAGCTCAAATTGAGGCTATAAAATCAGGCGGAGGGCCAAACCCAACAAGCGTAGACGTAAACCCTGGGTGGTGGGTATATAACGCTGAAACCAATTTAGAAAAAGGTTCAATACCTGAGTTTATAAATAAAGAAGGTAAATACTTTAATTATATAAAAGGTGAAAACACTACACTTTACAACATTAGCACAGAAGATTTTTCAGTACAAGGAATAGGAAGAGCCTCCTCTATAGAAGGTGAGGGCGTGAGCGTGTTTAATGTAAGAGTATTTGCAGATCCTTCGTGTTTTTCTGCACCGCCTCTGACTGCATTTCCTTTAACTAATACGTCTGTTTCAAGGGTCGAAGGATCCATTTGTCAAGAAGCTTGTGCTTGTGACTATTTAAGTGGGAACATCACTTATACTAGATATCACAACGGGTTAAGCTTGCTTCCTGTGGCGGGAGATACTTTATACGTGGACTCTGAGGGACTAATCCCAATTTTGCCCGCTAGTGATCGTTGGCGTGGAGATGGAATCGAAACTCTTTATAGACTTAACGCAGGCAGCTCTGTAGTTCAAGAAGTTATAAATTGTCCATAAAAAATAAATATAAATAAAAATCATGAGCACATCAATTGATAATTTTACAGTGTCAGAGGTTAAATGGCAAATATCAACTGGGGAAGAAATCCCTAATACAGTATTAACATTAACCCCAAACGCAGGATATTTTTTAGATGCAAATAATTTCTCGGCAACTATAAGCAGCCCAGTGTCTAATATATATTTTACGCAATCAGGCGACAATGTTTCAATGACAGTTGAATTTGATTCAACCCCTGTTGTTGGCGATTTAGCTATTCCTATATGTATGCAGGGGCGTTCGGATTTAATTGTTTTTACCTTGCAAGTAGATTATAATTATAGCGTATTAAACGCATCCGCTAGCTTACCTCCTGTAACAATAAATAGAGAAGGAATTTACGGTAGTGTTTCTAACATATTTACAAATGCTACTTTTACAGCAGACACTGATTATTACTTTTTAAATACACCAACATGCGTGGTTTCTGTTGGTGATCCTAATAATTACACTATAAGCAATACTAAAACTTATGACACTAACAGTAATCTAACTAGCATATCTTTTACAGCACAATATAATTTTCCGTCGGCTAACGTATCGGGGGATTTAATATCTATAAACGCTTCTGCAGTAGCTTTACCAACACAAGCACCTATACAAATACGGTCATATTCTTTTTTAAATAGCGAATTTAGCTCAGACGGCGAAACTAGAAGGTTTAGTGTGTTTGGCACGCAAGGCGCAAACTGGACCTTAACGGTTAACAATGGAGCAACACCAAGCACTTACAGCAGCGTAGTGCCTTCTGGTGGGCAAGATTTTTTAGATGTAAATATACCTTTAGGATTTGGAGTAGATTATACATTTACATTAACAGGGGATTTAGTAAGTCCTTTTCCTCAACAAAACCCTTTTACTATATCACAAGCTGCAGATATTCCGGTTTTGCAAACAACAGAAATAACAAATATAACTAACACTACCGCTGATTCTGGTGGTTATAATATTTTACCAACTTTACCAATAACGCAGAAAGGAGTGGAATGGAGTGAAACATCTACTTTTGATACTATCATTGGCTCAACAAATGAAGGTTCAGGCGGTTCAGATTTTACTAGTAATATTACAGGATTATCACAAGGCACATACTACTATGTTAGAGCTTACGCTACTAATTCACTTGGAACTGGATATGGTCCAGTTGTTGAGTTTTTAACCACTAACGTTATTGCTTGTGGATCAACGGTTACGGCTGGAGGTTCAGGAATACAAGACAGCCCTATTGCGCTAAGCCCTCAAGGAGGGTTAATAGCTTTCCTTGTTGAGGGTAGTTCAACTTATCCAGATAAATTTGAAATATTCCATGGAGCTGCAGACCCCACTTTCGGAACTACTATAATAGCTAATAAAAAATCAACATCAGGTGGAACTGCTGCAGGTAACTCTGGGCCATTTGATAATGTTTATGGTACATCGAACTCAAACCCTCTACCTCCGGCAGTAAGTGCGCCAAACACTGGTGATGCAAATCCAAACGGGGGAGTTTTCCCAACTGAAGCTCAAGCTGATACAGTACCGCAGTTCATAGCCGCGGACACCAGCCCACCTACAAGACAAGTAGAATTTCAATCAGCAACACAAGGAAATTATGACGTACCCTCAATGAGTATTGGTGGCGTAGATTATCAACAAGTACTTTGGTGGTTGTATGATTCAGCAGATTATGCCGTAAGCAATACTGCTATACTTAGAGTTACCGCACCTCACGACGTCGGCACGCAGTGGTCAGTGCTTAGACTATGCTGCCCAGATTCAAATTGTGACGAAAATATAACACCATAAAAAATAAAAATAAACTATGGACGAAATAACCCTAGAATTCCCCATGCCACTTAATGTTTCAGTACAAATTGGAGATACGGCTTATTACACAGATGATCTTAATGGTAGAGAAATTGTGCAAATAGGCATCATAACAAATATAGGAGCAAATACTATCACAGCTCAAATACCTAGTAGCACTATTAGGCCTACTCTGACATCTTTTATTTTATTTAGCAAAACTAATTTAGCAAATACAAGTGGCTTAAAGGGTTACTATATGGAAACAACTTTTAAAAACGACTCTACTGAAAAAATTGAATTATTTTCTGTGGGCTCAGAAATATTTGAGAGTAGTAAATAACGTGTAATAATAATATATAAAGTAATAGAATATGATACCAATGGGTGCAATAATGTCAGGAGTTCAAGGAGTCGCTGGAATAGCAAGTGGTTTAATTGGAGCTGGCAAAAGAAAAAGAGAACAAAGAGCTGCTCAAGCTGAATTTGATACAAGAAAAAGTCAATTTGAAGGCTTAGATACTTCTAACCTATATAGCAATTTAGAAAACGTATATGAGGATCTTACTGTAAATCAACAGCAAGCAGAATTTACTAATAGAGCTCAACAACAATCAATGGCTAATACTATGGACACTATGCAAGGCGCAGCCGGAGGATCTGGTATTGCCGCTTTAGCTCAAGCCATGGCGAACCAAGGATCGCAAAACGCAGAAAGAGCAGGTATATCAATAGGTCAGCAAGAAAGATCTAATCAAGCAGCACAAATGCAACAAGCCGCACAGAATCAACTACTAGAAAGACAAGGTGAAGGCCAATCGAGAGCCGCTGAGTTAAACAAAGTAAGTACACTAATGGGTATGTCTGGTCAAAGGCTAGGCGCTGCTAACGAAGCTAGAGCTGCTGG